CGGCACTAGAGTTGATGCCCGTGATGTAGCCAGCGTCGTTCGTGAAGCTGGAAACGTTGGTCGGCTTACCACTGAGGGCGGAGTAAGCGCCGCTGAAAGCGACAGCAGCCAGGTCGGCGCGAAGCGCCACCACCGTACCGTCTACGGCGATAGTTCCCGTAGAGCTGATCGTTCCACCGGTCAAACCTGTTCCGGCGGTAATCGAGGTAATGGTTCCGCTGCCGGAACCGTTCGCCCCGTTGTAGACCTGGAAGGTGCTGGTCGTCCCGTTGCTGTACGTGATCGTGTAGGTGTCGGTCGTGCCAGGAGCTCCGGTTCCCGAGGTGCGGGTCACCGTGCTGATGCTCACACCTTGCGGCCCAGTAGCCCCGGTAGCTCCAGTAGGTCCAGCTGGACCCTGCGGGCCAGTGTCGCCAGTGTCACCTTTTGGACCCTGGATACCCTGGATGCCCTGCGGACCTTGAGGACCCGTTGCGCCGGTTGCACCGGTTGCGCCGGTATCACCCTTGTCGCCCTTTAACCCTTGCGGGCCCTGGGGACCTGTCGCGCCGGCTGGGCCTTGTGGGCCAGTTGCCCCCGTGGCGCCTGTGGCTCCCGTGGGGCCGGCTGGGCCCTGAGGACCACGGACATTCCCTGCGTCGATGGTCGTGCTGTCGCTCATCGACAACACAAGGTTGTCGCCCGAGATGGTCGCGGACGACACATTGCGGCCAGCTGGGCCGGCTACACCAGTCGGACCTTGGGCGCCCTGCGGACCCTGCGGGCCCTGGACGACTACCTCGATCGTCTCCGGGGTGGAGTCCTCAATGATCGTGACTTCGGTGCTCATCGAGTGATCTCCTTCGATACCGTGATCTCGCCCTCGAGTAGCCGAGTGACGACGCCGTTGCTGGCCGTGAGCTCGAGGTCGTACTTGCCGCGGCTCCAAGTAATGGCAGCGGTGACCGTTGCGCTGAGCGTGAGGGTGATCGTGCCGGCAGAGCCACCAAGAGCGATTCGGCCATTGGTGGTCGATGCCTCGAGCAGAACCTCGTCAGACGCAGGGTTGCGACGAACCTGCATCTTGGCGGTATATCCCGTCAGGTTGATCAAGTTACCTGAGCCGTCCTTCCAGACGAACTGCTTAGTCAGGGTCGCGCCCTGCTCAATTTGAAAATCGTAAGTTCCTGCCGACACGGTCAGATCCTCCGCAGCTTGACGCTCGGCGTAGAACGCACCTGGCCGTGAACGGCACGAGATCGAGCGACGTTGATGCCCCGCTCGAACTGCGCTCTGTGATAGGCCGCGAGATCAGGGCTGGTATAGGGTTTACCCGGAGACAACATCAGGCGGGCAAGAGCCCCACTGGCGATAGTCTCAGCGTAGTCCTCGAAGATCACATCCTCGATCTGGGTGCTGGCACGGGTTGGCTTGAGAGCAACACGCATCGTCAAGCCGTTGGTGTAGTCCTTGTCTGGAACTTGCCAGACGCTGACGCTGCGCTCGTCCTTCTGGAGATACGCCCGAGGAGTGCTGGCGCCAGACTGGTAGGAGCTGAAGAGCCGGTTGTAGACCGCCGCCTCACGCACGAAGTCAGGAGCCAGAGGATCCAGTTCCTGGTTCTCCAGCCAAGCCTTCATGACCTTGACGACGATGTAGCCCTTGGGTGGCTCGAGGTCGTAATCGACCACGCCTTCCTTGATGGTCACCGGATCGTGATCACGCTGGAGCACCAGGCTCTTCTCGCAGAACTCGATCACGGCGTTGCGCACCGCTTGCTCAACGAGCATCTCAGCGGCGCCCGCTACTTCGGGCAGGACGTACGGGAAGAAGTCTTCGCAGGACGCAGCCATTACACGCCTCCAGCCTGGATCGAGCCGGGGTTGGATTCACCACCGCGGCGGTTCATGGAAGCGCCAAACGCAACATCCTTCTGGAGCTTCAGGCCCAGGATGCTGGCGAACAGCGACAGGTAGCTCGAAGCCAGCTGGGCGTTGCCGCCGTAGTCGGCTTCCTTCGTGTACGCACGGAACAGCGTGAACAGAACGACGGGCTCGAAGTAAGCATCCGAGACCGCCAGGTCATCCGTGTTTGCGGTCAGAGTCGTGGGCCGCTTGGCGTACACGATCTGAATCTTCACGCCAGCGTTGGCCGGCGGATTGACGTAGTAGACGGTCGGGTTGCGCTCGTCGTAAACGAAGTTCTTGACTTCGTTCTTCTTGGTGTTGGTGTGCCAGTACGGATCGTACGCATCTAGCGTATCCCGATCAGTCGGGCGGATGGCTCGGCCAGGGGTGGATCCGTCAGACTCGATGTTGCGAACAACATCCATCAGGCGGTAGGCGCCGGACGGGATGGATTGCTTGGAGCCCGCGGCCAGGGTGGCCACCTCGTCGATGACGAAAGCGTCCGGACGGTAGGTGGCAATGACGCCTTGCGCGTCGTTGATGGCGTCTCGGAGCTCAGCGTCAGTCCACCGATACGCAGTGTTATCGGCGTCGTTGAGGATTGATCTGACCCGCGAAATTACGTCCGAGACTTTCATTTATCAGCCTTTTTTGCGAGTTGGCTTGGCAACGTCTTGACGGAAAGCTGCAAGCGCATCCGCAATCGCGTCCTGATTTTCGCTGGGGTTTACCTCTGCAACGGGCTCTGGCTCGGGCTCTGCGACAGGCTCAGGTTGCTTTGCCCGCTTGGGAGCTTTCACTTCCTCCTCCACAACCTCCATGTCGGAGCGCTGCGCAAGAACTTCGTGATACGGATAGATGTCACCGGTCGTTGTTTGCTTGAGGTATTTCATTGGATTTAATGCGAAGGTTCAAAGAAAAAGGGGGAGGGGAGTTACCCCCTCCCCCTTTCGGGATCAAGAAGATTACTTCTTGACGTAGCCGGACACCAAGGCCTCGGGCTTGGTGACCTTGTAGCCATACACGTTCAAGCCGCGCATGATGTTGCCGAAGGTCGTGGTCGAACGCAGGGTTTCCACGTTGGTGATCTGCGAAGCGAAGGAGATCGCGTCGCGGGTACCAGCCATGATGCGCCAAGCGTTGGAGTCAGCAGCGCCACCGGTGCCGCCAGCAGCAGCGTCAGAACCAAGGTCGGTAACCTTGGCGAGGTTGTTGCTCACGTACAGAGTGAAGCGGTCAACCATGCCGAGCTTGCCGTTGCGCAGGGGAGTGACGTTGTCGCCGGTCAAGTAAGCGGCCTTGAGGTCCGACTTCTTGATCAGAGCAGCCATCCAGGCGGGGATGACCAACCAACGGCCATCTTCGGGCACGTTCTGCTCGTCCAAGCACTGGCCCATGTCCAAGATCATGTCGAGGACGTTGGACGAAGTCACCTGGCGGGGAGCGCCAGTAGCGCCGAGGTTGATGTCACCAGAGATGGCACCAGCGGTCGCGCCCTTGTTGGCGGTAGCAGCGTCGGCGTACACGGCACCGAGCACATCACCGTCGATGGCGATCTTCATCTGCTGAGCAGCGTCATTGGTGAAGATGTCCATCAGCTTCACATCGGCTTGGGTGGCATCCACGTCGTCGATCACGACCTGGAAGTACTTGCCCTTGTCGATCATCAGCTCGATCGGATCGCTGTTAGGCACCTCGGATTGCAGAGTCGCACCCTTGGTGTAGTTGCGGATCGTGATCGTGGGGATGGAGCGGATGTGGACCTTGTCGCCAGAGCCCTTGATCTCGCCTTCCCAATCGTTGTTGGTGATCTCGCCCAGGACGGTGCTCTTGTAGAACTTGACCTGGAGCTTGCCCGACCAAATCTCGGGGATGAAGTTACCGGCGTAGTTGTCGGTAGTGTTGCCGGCGTTGTAGTAGCCGCTTGTTACGTTCAAAGACATTTTATGGACCTTTCAGGCTTAGCGAACCCTTCGTTCGCGTACAGCCAATTGAATTTCTGCATCAATGGCAGTCGCCGTCTTCTCGTCCAACTCGCCGCGACGGTCCTTCGCGTAGAAATCTGCGATCTCTGCGCGGGTCCAGATCTTCTTACCCTTCGGGGGATCTTCCACACGGGAAGCCACCGGAGCAATCTGCGAGTCAAGCGAGGCAGTGGCAGCTGCCGACTTGTTTTCTTGAACCTTCTTAAACGCCTTGAAGAATCGGGCAACGCGATCAGCATCGCGCTTCTCTTCAGCCGCCGATAAGATGTCTTGGCGTGTGGCCCCGGTGAGATCATCGACCTCGCCCAGCCAGGCATGGAAGTCGGGGTCATCGTTGATCGCCATCCAGTCCGGAACCGCGGCATTCAGCTTGTCAAAGAAGCTGACCTCGCGGGTCTGAACGGTAGTAGCCTCGAACGACTCCAGCCGTTTCTTGAGTGCGGCGATCTCTGCGTCTTTGGTCTGGACCTCTTCGCGGGCTGCGCGTCGGATCAGATCGACCAGGGGTTCCCCGAACTCATTCACTTCCTCAGGCTTTACCAGCGATTCCTTGGGCTTCGCCAGCGCCTGTTTCAACGCCTCCACTTCTTCGGTCAGGCTATTCAACTTGCTATCACGCTCTTTGAGCGCCGAATGCAGTCGCGGAACCTCGGCGTTGTACTTGCCGTGCAGCGTCTTGTACCGTGCTTCCCACTTTTCGTCTCCCTCGGAAGGGGTGGCTGCGGGTGCAGCGGGTGCCGTTGCTGCTGGTTCGCTCGGAGCTGGCGTAGGGGCCGGATCCTGATTCAGATTCTCAGCTGGCGGCTGAGGATCCTGTGTCTGCTGCGGCTGTCGAGCCTGTTGCAGTCGTTGAAGAGCTTCTTCTGCCTTTCTTTCCGCCTCTGCGACGGCGCGTGGTAGGTTCAATTTCTACTCCTTGAGCCTTCACTCCGTCTCGGGGCCTCTTAGGGTTTTCCCGAACAACTTCGTTCCGGTGTTCTCGGTCGCCAGCGTTACCGCCGCTGGACATGCGGTTGCCCCAAAGGGGCGGGTTACTTCAGTTTTCGGAGGGTCTCTCGGGCTCCGTGTTTCTTTTCCAGAAACTCCGCAAGCGCTTGAGAGGCTCCTTGCATCCAACGTGTACGAACCTCGTCCATACACGCCTGATTGTCTGTGCGAATCTGCTCCAAAGATTCCTTAAGCCACCCACAAACTTCTTCAAAGTCATGGTTGCCCTCTAAGGACGCCAACGCACTGAGAACTTTAAGTGGTGGTTTTGAAAGCATTGATTACTTTTTGTAGTCCTGGATGCTGCGCACGCCAGGTCCCTGCGTTTCATCGCAGGAGTTGGGCGGCGTGAAGCCAGGCAACTGGCGGTTCAGCGGAGCGTCATCGAGATCGCTCTCGGGCTTGTGCTCGTTGTACATCGCGGTGCTAGGCGACTTGCTGGGAGCTTGCTTCGCGCCAGGCTTCATTGCGTTCTGTTTCATAGGGGCCTCACTGGACTAGGTTTGCTTCTTGACCACCGGCGGGATTGCCGGCGGCATCTACGGTTTGGGGAGCAGGAAGCTGAGCTTGCTGCTGCGCTTGCATCGCTGCCATCTGCTCGGCTTGCGCGGCGGCGATCTGCTCGGCCTTGAACTTGAGCTGCTCCGTTGTCGGAACCAGCTTGCTCGTGTCCATCTGGAGAGACTCGGCCACCTCGCGCAGGAGGTAGGCCCGACCCTCGACGCCCAGGATCTGCATGTCGATCGGGTTGCCGGTCGCCTGGAGGAACTCGTTGCGGCGCATCTGGAGTTGCTCCTTTGCCACCAAGCCCATCGCGCCCTTGGCCACAACCTTGAAGTCGCCCTTAATGGACTGGTCCGGGTCGTAGATCATGTTGTGGGTGTAGAGGCGGTCCACGATCGAGGACACCACCACATCCACGGAAGCGATGGCGTTCTTGATACCTTTGGCCGCGTTGTCCATCAGCATCGACAGACCGGA